ATAGCGCACAACCAAAGTCAATTTGGGGGGCTAAAAACATGTTTGAACATGAATTATGATTTGTTTGGAAATCCGATTGTTGTCGACGAAATATTGCGCGACAAATTCATCGAACCGCCATTTTCGGTTTTGGATGCGAAATCGGGGAATTGGCAAAATAGGAAACGCACATGGTCGCGTTTGGGAATTCAATCGGAATTGGGGCGAACCGCAACCGCATTCAACACATTGGATTGGACGAAAAAAAAAATGAAGAGTTCGCAGGTGATGAAATCGAACACATCGATATTTGATCCGGCGTTGTGCGAGGTTTTGTATCATTGGTTCGTTCCCGATGGTGGTCGAATTTTGGACCCATTCGCCGGCGGTTCGGTGCGCGGAATCGTTGCAAATAAATTGGGGTACAAATACACCGGCATTGATATTCGTCCGGAACAAATTGAATCCAATCGCGAACAGGGTTTGGAAATATTGGAAACCAACAATCAACCAAATTGGTATGTCGGTGATTCAAACATCGTGTTGAATGATATGACCGGACCATTTGATTTTGTGTTTTCGTGTCCGCCGTATGCCGATTTGGAGGTGTATTCGGATTTGGATGGTGACATTTCGAACATGAAATACAATGATTTTTTGATCGCGTATCGTGAAATCATTGACAAATCATGCCGATTGTTGGCGGATGGTGGATTTGCATGTTTTGTTGTTGGTGAGGTTCGGGATAGGCGTGGAAATTACATCGGGTTTGTTCCCGATACAATTGCCGCATTCCGCGATGCCGGTTTGGATTTTTACAATGAGGCAATATTGTTGAATGCTATTGCTTCGGCTTCAATTAGGGCTAACGGAAACATGAAATCGAAGAAACTGGTGAAGGTTCATCAAAACGTTTTGATATTTAGAAAAAATGGCAGGTAGAAAAAGAAAACCAACGGAAATGTTGAAGGCGTCGGACACGTTTCGACCGGACCGCCATGGCGGCAAAATGGAAATGCCGGTGACGGCACCAACACCGCCAACACAATTGGACGGGGTGTCGTCCGAGGCGTTTGAATTCCTATCCGCCAAATTGGTTGGGTTGGGTGTCGTGTCCGAATTAGACCGATACGCATTGCAAATGTTTTCGGATGCGTGGGAGGATTACGTTGCGGCGCGAAACATCATCCGCCAGCATGGCCCGACGTATTCAACGACAACGCCGGCGGGCGACACGATGTTCCGTCCGCGTCCGGAATTGTCAATGATGCAAAACGCATGGGACCGGTTGAAAAAGATGTTGCCGGAATATGGATTGACGGCGGCATCGCGGGCGAAGATTGACGCGAAGGAGCAGGGGGAGGATATTGATGATTTGTTGTCATGATTGACACGACGAAGGGCGAACGCGCCGTGAAATTCATTGAACGCATTTGCACGCATGTGAAGGGCGATTTGTCGGGCAAACCATTTTTGTTGGAACCATGGCAACGCGAATATTTGATTCAATTGTTTGGAACGATTGGTCCGGATGGATTGCGCCAGTACCGCACGTCGTTCGTGTTTTTGCCGCGTAAAAACGGCAAATCGAATTTGATTGCCGCGATTGGTTTGTACCTATTATTCGCCGACAATGAACCGGGCGCGGAAATCTACGTTGCCGCGGCCGACCGCGAACAGGCGAACGCAATATTTGAGGTTCAAAAACAAATGGTTTTGAATTCAACGTTGTTGCGCGACAAATGCAAAATTTATCGCAATTCGATTGTGTTGAACGGCACGAATTCGTACATCAAGGCGATCAGCGCGGACGCATCGACGAAACACGGATTTTCAGCGCATGCCGTGTTGTATGATGAATTGCATTCGGCCCCGAACCGCGAATTGTGGGAGGTATTGACGACATCGGTCGGCGCACGTTCGCAACCATTGGTTTTGGGTATATCAACCGCCGGGATTGACCGCGGTGGGTTGTGCATGGAATTGTACGAATACGGCAAACGCGTTCGCGATGGTGTGATTGACGACAAAACGTTTTTGCCGGTTATTTATGAGGCACCGATGGATGCGGACCCGTTTGACGTTGAAACGTGGCGCACGGCAAACCCGAATTTGGGCGTGTCCGTCCGCATGGATTATTTTGAACGGATGGCGGCCGAGGCGCGAATCCTACCAACGTCGGAAATCGCATTCAAACAATTGCATTTGAATCAATGGGTGTCATCATTCGACGGCTGGGTGACGGATTCCGATTGGATGTTGTCGGCCGGTGATGTGGACATGTCGGAATTGGCCGGTGAACCCTGTTTCGGCGGTTTGGATTTGGCGGCAACGTCCGACGTGTGTTCATTCGTGTTGGTGTTTCCGCGCCCGGATGGTTCGGTGAAGGTATTGCCGTGGATGTTTGTTTCGCAGGCGGCCGTTGATCAACGCCGTGGACGCACCGGGGCATCGTACGACGCGTTTTCCGCCGCGGGTGAACTAATTGTCACGGACGGGAATTCGACGGATTACGACGTGATATTCACGCAAATGTCGAAATGTGCGGACATGTTCGATATCCGTTCCGTTGCATTCGACCGCTGGAATTCATCGGCGTTGGTTCAACGATTGATGGACGCCGGGTTTGATATGGACCCGTTCGGGCAGGGGTTCGCGTCGATGTCCCAACCAATCAAACAAATGGAAATATTGATCAAACAAAAGAAATTGAACCACGGCGGTCACGGGATGTTGCGTTGGATGGCATCGAACATTCAAACGAAAACGGATGAGGCGATGAATATCAAATTCGTCAAATCAAAGTCCGGGGACAAAATCGACGGGATGGTTGCGTTGGCAATGGCCGTCGGTGAATGGATGACAAACGACAATGACAACGCGGGCGGTTCCGTATATGAAACAAATGATATTCGATTTTTATGAAACAACAATTTGAAAATGAACGTGCAACGTTCGAATCCTTCAACCAATTGTTCAACGATTTGGTCGCGGAACACAAATGCAAAATTCTATCCTATGAGTTCACCGAACAACAACACGTCGACCAATACGGACGTCGCCGTTTTTCATCGTACTATTCATTCACCAATTGCCGCAAACACCATGCACACAAACGAAAAAATTGAACACGTCATTGAACGTTTGGAGGATTTGTTGATCTCTAAAAACAACACCTATGGCGATTCCCTACAAAACCCCGTTCGGATATTCTCGAAACTGGACCGCATGGATTCCATTTCCGGGCGCATTGACGACAAATTGTCGCGCATTGCGGCGGTTGGGATTACGGATGAAACGAAGGACACCCTGTTCGATTTGATGGGGTACATCGTGCATTTGATTATTGTTTTTGAGGATGAAAATATTTGATTTCGGTCAAATGTGTGTCGGGGTATTGTTTATTTAACATTTTGTTGTATGTTTACATCAACAAACAAACAAAACAACGAAATCATGAACAACACAATCGAAAACATCCAAGCGCAATTGACCGAAAAGGAATCCGAATTCCTTCAAACAATCATTGATTCGTATGATTCAAAAGATATTATTTGCTATGACAAACGATTGACCGCATCGCAAAAGGGTATCGCCGGCAGTCTTGTGAAAAAGGGATTCATTCATGATTCATACGATGGTATGGAGGATGAGGGAAATTGGTTCCCAAGTTGTGAGGTTTTAGAGGCATACAACCTTCCCGAACATTGGCCATACTAATCAAACGGGGCCGTCCATTAGGGCGGCCCTTTTTAAAACACAAACACATGAAAACCGAATTGACCGAATTGGCCCGTGCATGGAACATGTACATGAATCCAAAAACCGAAACCGAATTCAACGACGCCGAACGGGTGTTGTTGAGGTTCCACAAAAAATACGGAACGATTGATGTCGCAACAATTCGTTCGTTGATCAGTTAGGCGCAAAATGGAGTTTTGGTTGAACGTCGCCAAACTGGTTGGGGACCCTTTCGGGGGTCCCTTTTTCGTTTATGAACACAACGTTCCGTTCCCGTCGGGATGTGTTTTTATTTTTTTTTCTTCCGCCCCCTTACAGGGGGACGGAAAAAAAAATAAGAAACGACACGCGTCCCGAATGCCGTGGCAATAGTTTTCAACACACAAACAATGGTGCGGTTTTTTCATTATTTTTGTGATGCGCGCAAATTATATCCATGGCAAACGAACAACAAACATTGTTTGATCGTGTTCGGGCGGTGTTTAGAGCATCCCCAAACAACCCATCAACGTCGTTGAACAAACCGGCATCGTGGTTGTTCGATGCATTCGGTTCATCCAAAACGGGTGTTCCCGTCAATGAGAATTCCGCCATGCAATTTTCCGCGGTATGGGCCGCGGTACGAATCCTTTCCGAAACCATCGGTTCAATGCCGTGGCACGTTTACCAGCGTGACGGGGAATCACGTTTCATTGCATCGGCACATCCAATCGGCCAATTGATTCAGCATCCGAACGGGATGATGACGTCGTTGGTATTCCGTGAAACGTTGATGGCGCATTTGTGTTTGCACGGCAACGCATTCGCCGCAATTGAACGCGACGCATCCGCACGCCCCACCAAATTGGTCCCGGTTCATCCGGACCGCGTACAAATCAAGGTCGTCGAGGGAGAAAAATTCTACCACGTCGACCAAAAAATCGTGTACACGGATTTCGAAATGATTCACGTTTGCGGATTGTCGTTTGACGGCATCCGTGGCAAATCACCATTGGCGGCGGCGAAGGAAACGTTTGGCATCGGATTGGCCGCAAACCAATTTGGTGCGGAATTCTTCGGTAACGGCGCGAACGTCGGGGGAATGTTAGTACACCCCGGACGTTTGACGGACGACGCATACAAGCGTTTGAAACACTCATGGCAAACCGCCAATGCCGGTTTGGGCAATGCACACAAGACCGCGATTTTGGAGGAGGGGATGAAATTTGAAAAAATGACCATCCCGCCCGATCAAGCGCAATTCCTACAAACGCGCAAATTCCAAACGGAGGAGGTCGCGCGGTTTTTCCTAATCCCGCCCCACATGTTGGGCGATTTGTCCGCGTCATCAACGCGCGCAAATATCGAGGAGCAGGGAATTCAGTTTGTCCGCAACACGATTCGTCCATGGGCGGTTCGGATTGAGGAGGAATTCAACAACAAATTGTTCCGGTTGGATGAGAATGACGAATATTACATTCAATTCAATTTGGAGGGATTATTGCGCGGTGATATCAAATCACGTTACGACGCGTATTCCGTCGGTCGCCAATGGGGTTGGTTGTCCGTGAACGATATCCGCAAAATGGAATCGTTGAACGACATCGACGGCGGTGACGTTTATTTGCAACCATTGAACATGATTGATGCGTCAATCGACAATCCGGATGCCAATGTCGTGGAATGATTATCCAAAGGCGGCGTCGGACAACGCACAACGGGCGTTGGATTTCAAGGAATCCAATGGTTCGGATTGTGGCACATCCGTCGGCTGGTTTCGCGCACGTCAATTGTCATCACGCGCCGATATTTCGGACGAAATCGTGAAACGCACGTTTTCGTTTTTGTCGCGGGCGAAGGTATATGATCAAGGGGATTTCGTCGATGGTGACGGAAACCAAATTTGTGGTTCCATCATGTACGCCGCGTGGGGTGGCGACGAAATGCGTGATTGGGCCGAACAAACAATTGAAAAGATGAACGACACGGAGGAACGCCCATATCCGGGCGAACACGCCGCACGTTTGATTGACCCGGAAATGTTTGACGAATTCCGTCGTGAGAACGACGCATTCGGTGAGGGCATCCATGCCATTTACGGAATCAAAGATGGGGTGAGCGAATTGCAGGCAATCCGATTTGATGCGGAAAAATATTCGGTCGAGGATGCACAAATGTGGTTGGACGAAAACGGACACGATCCGATTTTGTTTGAACCGGCATTGGAGGAATCCGCGGTGCGTGAACAACGCGCCCCCGGTGAAATCGTTTCGTTTGATTACGACGACACATTGACCACCGACCATGGTTTGGAACTATTGAAAAACGAAATTGAATCCGGTTCAATCGTTTATATCATTTCGGCGCGCAACGACGATGCCGAAATTTTGGCGTTTGCCGAATCCAATGGTGTCGATGCGGGCAATGTGTTCGCCGTCGGTAGTAACGCCGCCAAAATCGAAAAAATCAATGAACTGGGCGTTGTTCGTCACTATGACAACAACCGCGACGTGATTGATGAATTGGATGGTGTTGGAATTTTGGTTGAACCCGTTTCCGAACCAATGGTTGAGGAAAACGCGGCACCCGATGAATTGTCCGTCGGCGATTTCGTTCGCTGGAAATCCGGCAACGGGTTCGCATACGGGCGCATCATTGAAACAAACAACGATGGCGAATTGTCATCGGATTCGGGGTTTGTTGTAACGGGTACGGCCGACAACCCCGCCGCATTGATTCGTGTTTATGAATACGACGCGGAGCAGGGAGCGTACACGGAACGTCAACCGATGTTGAACGTGGTTCACCTGTTTGCAACGTTGGAAAAATTCGACGCAGAGGTTCGAAACAACGTGCCGGTCATGGAACGACGTTCGGCGGAATTTCGCGCCGAATATGACGGCGAAATCGTCCGTGGATATGCCGCCGTGTTCGATTCATATTCCGAGGATTTGGGCGGGTTTATTGAAATAATCAAACCGGGTGCATTTGACGATGTGTTGAACGACGACGTTCGCGCATTTTACAATCATTCCGATTCGTTTTTGTTGGGCCGCGTTTCATCGGGAACGTTACGCGTTTGGGCCGACGCAACGGGTTTGGGTTATGAGGTCAAAATGCCCAATACAACATACGCAAATGATTTGATTGAATTGATGCGCCGTGGCGATGTCAATCAATCGTCATTCGCATTTTTGGTCGGACGCGATCGTTGGGAAAAACGCAACGGCAAAAACGTTCGTATCATTGAAAAGGTTTCACGATTGATTGATGTGTCGCCGGTAGTCCTGCCCGCCTATCCCGCCGCATCATCGGGCATCGCCCAACGTGAACAACACGATGGTGAGGTTGAACGGCCAAACCTTCGTGATTTTATTTTGAGAATAACTAAACTTGAAAACTGAATCATGAATTCAATCCAATTGCGCGAAAAGCGCGCCGCATTGGTTAACGAATTGAACCAAATCGTTGCCAGCGCACAAGCCGAAGGCCGTTCAATGAACGCCGAAGAAAATCAAAAATTCGACAACATCGAAACCGATGTTCGTGGTATCAAATCCGAAATCGAGCGCATTGAGCGTGCCGAGGAATTGAAGCGCGAATTTGCCGCCAAAAAAGAGGAGCGCGCAGAGGTTGCCGAGCGTCAAGCCGTTACCAAGGGCGAGGCATTCAGCAAGTACCTTCGCCGTGGTATGGCCGGTTTGAACGCCGAGGAGCGTCAAGCGATGATGGAGGTTCGCGGAACCGATCCCCAATTGACTACCCCCGACGCCGATGGCGGTTTCCTTATCCCCGAGGATTTCAGCAACGCTTTGGCGGTTGCAACGAAATTCACCGGTGAGGTTGAGCGTTTGGCACAGGTGTTGAACACCACAAGCGGCGCAACATTGCCTTATCCAAAGGTCAATGACACATCAGTCGTCGCGGCTATCCTTTCCGAGGGTTCCGCTGAAACTGTTTCCGACATGACCTTCGCCGCCTTGAACTTGGGTGCCTACACCTATTCTTCAAAGGTTGTCAAGGTTTCATACCAATT